AATGGAACTTATGCTACTATTTCTGATAATCGTTTAAAGAAAAACATTGAAACAACTAGAAATGGTTATATTGACGATTTAATGAAATTAAGAGTAGTTAAATATAATTGGAATACCGATGATGATTTAACAAAAAAAGAACTTGGTTTAATTGCTCAAGAAGTTGAAGAAGTGTTTGCTGGTTTAATACAAGAAACAAAAGAAGAAGTTTCAGGAAATTTGTTTAAACAAATTAAAACCTCTGTAATTCCTTTTATTTTGATAAAAGCTATTCAAGAACTAAACGCTAAAGTAACCGCATTAGAAGCACAATTACAAGGATAATAAAATGACTGAACTCGTACAAGAAGTAACAGCAGAAGAAGTAGAGCGTAGTTATAACGCTGCTATGGATTCAGTAAACCTACTCAACGCTGGTAAGCCTGAAGGTATGTCTGATGAAGATTGGGCTGATACGGTAAAGCGTAATAAAGAGCATTTAGAGATACAGATTGCTAAAGGTGATTACTACGCTGGTTACGACTTAACACCTTTTGAGCAAGCAATAAATTTATAAACCGTAGTACAACTTAGGAGAATGACATGGGAAAAGATAAAAAGACCCCAATCACAATCAACGACAAAGAGTATCAGTTCGAGGACTTAACTCAAGAACAACAGGTTCTGTTCAATCATTGTATTGACTTAGACCGTAAGATTGGTTCAGCACAGTTTAACCTAGACCAGCTCTCAGTCGGTAAGCAAGCCTTTATTAAGATGTTAGAGGATTCTCTAGCGACACCAACAGAAACAATAGAAGAGTAATATGTCAGATATGAATGAACGCTTGGCAGTTATCGAGACTAAGGTAGAAGACTTAGAGCAGAACCATAAGGAACTGCTAAAGTTAATGCACGAAGTTAAAGACGAGATGACTCGCTACAAAGGCTTCTTAGGAGGAGTAGCGTTCATTGCGTCTGGTATTGGTATATTCCTTACATTATTTAAAGATTGGATTATTAAACATCTATGAAAACAACTAAAAAACAAACCACTAAAATCGGTAAAGTAATGGGTGAATACAAGGATAAGGGACTACATAGCGGTAAAGGTGGTCCATTAGTTAAGTCTCGTAAACAGGCTATTGCTATTGCTCTGTCAGAAGCTGGTGTATCAAAGAAGAAGAAAAAGTAAAGAAAACTGTTGCTTTTTTACAACATTTATGTTAGGATACTGATACAATGGCTGCATACAATTACCTCCAACTGACTAACTCGGTTCTACGCAGATTGCGTGAGCCAGAGGCTACCTCGGTTAACGACAATGAGTATGTTAAGCTCATTGCTACATATATCAATGATTCCAAGCGTCAAGTAGAGGATGCTTATAATTGGAACTCTCTTTCAGAGACTCTTTCAGCAGTAACAGCTCCTAATATCTTTAACTATGTGTTAAATGGTTCTGGTCAGCGTTTTCGTTTAATTGACATCATCAACGATTCTAGCAATATGATTATGCAGAATCGTACAACTCGATGGATGGACCAAGCCTTTCTAGTAAATGACCCACAAAAAGGTGCTCCAGTCTATTTTAACTTCAACGGTACTGATGTTAACGGAGATACACAGGTAGATTTATATCCTATCCCTGATAGTGTGTATAACATTCGTTTCAACATCATTAAGCCACAGACTGAACTTGTAGCTGATGCTGATGTTTTATTTGTCCCACACGAGCCTGTCATCATGGGTGCTTATGCAAGAGCTATAGCAGAGCGTGGTGAAGATGCTGGTGTTCAAGGTAACGAAGCCTATGCTTTGTATCTACAGAGCCTTGCAGACGCTATTGCTTTAGAATCTGGTCGATACATCGAAGAAGGTGAGTGGTTCGCAGTATGAAGCGAATGAACGCTGCTTCTATCGCTGCACCGGGCTTCTATGGCTTAAACAGTCAGGATTCTGGTGTTACTTTAGCTTCAGGGTTTGCTCTGAAAGCTGATAACTGCGTTATTGACAAATTTGGTCGTATTGGGTCACGCAAAGGTTGGTCAAAGGTTAATCCTACAGCTTTAGGCTCTGGTTCTGTTAAGACAGTGTTTGAGTTTGTTAAGGCGGACAACAATTTAACTTTTGCTGCTGCTGATAATAAGATTTATGGTACACACCCTACAACTGGTGCTTATGTACAATATCCTGTTGGTGGAACGCTTTTCCATCCTTCAACCTCAGTATCGTACTCACAGACAGGTACAACTGTTACTGTAACTTGCTCTAGTCATGGATTTACAACAGGAATGTCTGTTTATTTCGGACCAACATCCGGAACTGCTGATGAAGGTATTTATGTCGTAACTGTAACAAGCGGAAGTGTTTTTACATTTACTTCTCCTTCTTCTGAGTCTACTAGCGGTGCAGCTAATATTATTAACATTCTGACTACTTACAGTATTACGGATGATAATTGGCAAGCTATTAATATGCCACTAGGTACAGGCTCTACAGCTTCTGCACACGCTATCTGGTTACAAGCAGGTCATCTACCTTTGGTAATGCACAAGCTAGGTACTCCTCCTCATGGTCATGTGGATGGTTATGGTTTTCAACGCTTAGGTGATGTTGCTACATTCCCCAGTCCATATACTGTTGATACATTTAAGCCTTCTTGTGGTATCTATGCCTTTGGTCGTCTTTGGGTTGCAGGTGTTTCCTCTAACGATACACAAACCGTATATTTTACAGATATTCAAGACCCTTCTGACTGGACAACAGGAACTGCTGGCTATTTAGACATCAGTGCTGTGATTCCGACTGGAGACCCTATTGTTGCGTTAGCACAACATAACGGCTTCTTGATTATCTTCTGTAAGAAACATATCGTTATCTATTCAGGTGCTAAAGACCCATCAACAATGGCTGTAGATGACATCATCACAAACATCGGTTGTATTGCTCGTGATTCAGTAGCTTCTGTTGCTGGTACAGACATTCTATTCTTGTCTGATACTGGTGTTCAGTCTTTATTGCGTTTAACACAAGAGCGTTCACTTCCTCTACGAGATGTCTCTAAGAATGTTCGTGACGAACTGATGTCGTATGTTAATGGCGAAGTAACTGCTGGTATCAAAGGTGTTTACTTTCCTAATGATGCGATGTATCTGTTAGCGTTACCGACATCTAAAGTTACTTATTGTTTTGACACAAGAGGAACACTAGAGAATGGAGCTGCTAGAGCTACTGTCTGGAACCAGATTAATCCAACTGCGTTTTGTATTATGCAAGACCGTAGTCTCTATTTAGGTGAAATAGGATACATAGGTAAGTACAACACTTATCAAGATAATGGTGTTAAGTATCGTATGGTTTACTTTACCAATTACTTTGATTTAGATACACCTACAAACTTAAAGTTCTTAAAGAAGATTTATCTGACAGCTATCGGTGGTTCCGCACAACCTCTTACAATTAAATGGGGTTTTGATTACTCTGAACTATATCGTTCTGGTTCTATCACACTTCCGGGACAAACATCTAGTTACTATAATGTAGATAAGTATAACGAAGCTAAGTACAGCGATGGTATTGACTTAGTAAATACACAGACTAATCTTAGTGGTAATGGAAAAGTAATACAACTTGGTTTTGAGACAGATATTAACGGTAATCCGTTGTCTGTTCAAAAGATTGATTTATTCTACGCATCAGGAAAAACAACATGAGTGATTATGTAAAATCAACTAACTTTGCAATTAAAGATGATTTAATAACAACAGACCCAGCAAAGATTGTTAAAGGCACTGAGCTAGATAACGAGTTCAATGCTTTATCGAACGCTATTGCTTCTAAAGCAAATACAAATAGTCCTGCACTGACAGGAACTCCTACAGCTCCTACAGCAACGGCTGGTTCCAGTACGACTCAAATAGCTACGACAGCTTTTGTAACTACAGCTTTATCCTTACTTTATCCAGTCGGTTCGATTTATATTAATGCCTCTGTATCGACCAGCCCTGCAACACTGCTAGGGTTTGGTACATGGGAAGCATTTGGTGTCGGTAAGGTACTGGTTGGTCAAGACTCTTCTGATGCTTTATTTGATACATTAGAAGAAACAGGCGGTTCTAAAAACGCAATTACTGTTGCTCACACCCATACAGGAACAACAGCTACAAACACACACAATCACTTTGTATCGTCCAGTGGAGCTGCTACTGGTGGTTCATACATGGGTAACTATAACCCTGCTAACATTGACAACTTCAAACCGACATTGTCTGGAACAACTACCGTAGCAAACGATAAAATCTCTAGTGATAATACTCATTCACATACATTCACTTCAGATTCTACTGGTTCTAGCGGTACTAATGCGAATGTACAGCCTTTCGTAGTTGTTAAAATGTGGAAGCGTACAGCTTGATAACTCACGAGTTAGTCTGTAGTGATTTAGATGTCTCTAACCTACAACAAGAGATTCTAGCTCACTACGAAGAGTTTGATAAATATAATCAGAGAAGAGTATTTGAAAACTCTCCTCATGCACAGATGACAGATATCTGGGCTAGATATAACGACATTAATCCTTTCCTTGAAAAAGGTAGTTTAGACGGTTTTGAAGCAGAGCATGATTCTATATGGTATCCAGTAGTTGAAAAGATACCAGCAGTAAAAAAAGTAGTATTTGATTTAATGTCTAAGGTTGAAGGTGAACGCATTGGTGGTGTCTTAATCACTAAACTACCTCCCGGTGGACATATTGCAAGACATACCGATGCTGGTTGGCACGCACAGTATTACGACAAGTTCTTTGTACCGATTCAGATTAGCGAAGGTGCAATCTTTGGCTTTGATGATGGAGATATTCATGCCAAAGAAGGAGACGCATGGTGGTTTGATAATTCTCATCCTCATTGGGTGACAAATAACTCAAACTGTGATAGAATCGCCATGATTGTCTGTATTAGAACTGATAAATACAAGGATAAAAATGCAAACCGTATCTGAGCAGTTTAAAGAGCTTGAAGGCACTTTTGAAGTAGATTTAGGAACTCAGCATCACTTCTCTAGTGGAGTATACGCTAAACAGATGAAGTTGCCTAAAGGTTATTTTGCTTTAAGTCATGCTCATAACTACGACCATTTAAGTATTTTATCTTCAGGAGAAGTAATTGTTAAAACAGATGAAAAAGCAATTAAGTACACTGCTCCTGCTTGTATCACTATACACAAAGGTGTACATCACTCCATCACTGCGTTGGAAGACGCTGTATGGTTCTGTATTCATGCAACAGAAGAAACTAGTCCAGACAAAGTAGACGAAGTACTAATTATGAAAGAAGGAGCTTAATATGCCATGGGGAGCCGCTGCTGCTGCAGTAGTTGTAGGTGGGTCAATAATTCAAGGTAACAAGGCTGCAAGTGCTGCGGAACAAGCCGCACAACAACAGCGTGAAGCCGGACAACAAGCTGCCGAGATGCAGCAGTTTAGACCGGTGGGGATAACTACTGGTTTCGGTTCTTCTGAGTTTACTCAAGGTCCTTACGGTGTTGAATCTGCCAAATATACACTAACACCGGAGATGCAAGCTATCCGTGATAGGATGGTACAACAAGCCGGTGCTTATGACCCAACTCAGTTAGGTCAAGCAGCACAACCTCTCATGGGTGCAGGTCAGGACTTATTTAATCTAGGCGGTCAGTATCTAGCTACTTCTCCTGAGCAAGCTCGTCAGGATTACATGAGGACACAACAGGCTGCATTATCCGGTCCTCGTGAACAACAGTTAGCTCAGGTCCGCAATCAGTTACTACAAACAGGTCGTTCTGGTTTAGCCACTGGCGGTACAACTACTGGTCTTGCTGCAACTAATCCAGAGATGGCTGCTTATTATAACGCTATTGCTCAACAAGATTTAAGTCTTGCTGCTCAAGCTGAACAAGCTGCTCAACAGCGTCAGGCTTTTGGTTCTGGATTATATCAACAAGGTGCTGGCTTATTGGGTCAAGTTCCTGCATTGACTTCACAAGGTTATGGTCCTTTACAGACTCAGCTTGGTCTTGCTGGTTCTATTGAAGAGATGGGTCAACAAGCTCTACAACTCGGTATGCAAGTTGGCGGTCAAAATGCTGCGGCTGGTGGAAGAGCTGGTCAGTCGTTGTTATCAAGCGGAATGGCTGCAGCACAGACACAACAAGCTGCAAACTCATGGAGTCCGTGGGGTACTGCATTACAAGGGTTGGGTCAGTCATATATGGGTGGAGCCTTTAAAGGTATCGGTAGTGGAGGTGGTAGTACACCATCTTACTCAGGACCTAGTTACGGCACAAACCCTAGCTTTAATAATAGCTGGTTCAATTCAAATTCTTACGATTAATAGGTAAATCATGGCAGATAATATTGTAGGCGGTTTATTCGGAATAGACCCAGCACAGATTCAACAGCAGCGGATGTCTCAAGATTTAAAAGAGGGATATATGCTTGCTCAGTTATCTCCAATGGAGAGAGCTACTGCTGGTATTTATTCAGGTGCTAAACAGTTTGGTCGTGCGGCTCAGGGGTTACTAGGAATGGAAGACCCACAACTTCAAGAAGCAGCGATGGCGAAACAGCTATCAGCTAACTTTGATGTTAACTCAGTAGAAGGTCTTAAAGGACTATCTGCTGCATTAGCTCAAGCAGGTTCTCCTCGTTATTCTCAGCTCGCTGCTCAACAAGCGATGGAGTTAGAGAAACAAGGTCTAGGTTTGCGTAAGGAACGAGCAGCAGTAGAGAAATCTGAATTATCAGCAGCTCAAGAAGAACAACTGCGTCAAGAATTAGCTTCATTAGGACCTAACCCAACTGAACAACAAGTTCTTTCTGTTGTACAGAAGTACGGCTCTCCTGATAAGATTCTACAAGTTCTTACTGCGTCACAAGACCGTAAAGCTGCATTAGCTGCTCGTCAAGCAACTGCTGGTGCAGGTGTTGGTCCATTGACACCTGCACAAAAAGCCCTTGATACTGCTTTCGGTAAAGACTATGCTGCATTTATCAACAAAGGTGGCTCAAGCCTTATTAAGACACAATTAGATAATCTTGATACTGCTATTGCAGCACTAGAGAATAAATCTAACATTACTGGTAAAGTAGTTGGTCTTGCTGATAAGTCTGGTACATTGTCTTATGTAAATCCAGATGCTCAAGAAGTTAAAGATGTTGTTGGTAAAGTAGTTCAGTCTGATTTACGACAAGTTCTTGGTGGTCAGTTTGCTCAGAAAGAAGGCGAAGCATTACTAGCTCGTTCATACAATCCAGCACAACCACAGACAGATAACTTAAATCGTTTGAAGTCACTGCGTAAGCAAATTGCTGATGCGGCAGAACAGAAGATTGGTGCTGTTAACTACTTTGAAGCGAACGGTAGTCTTAAAGGATTTAAAGGACTAGAGACACCAACAACTGAGGCTCCTAGCAAAAAGAAAACAACAACTCGTAAGTTAAAATCTGGTATCGAAGTTACTGTTGAGGAATAATAATGCCTAAGTATACAATTAACGGTGTGACTTACAATTCACCGACAGCTTTATCTGATGCAGATTTAGAAGAGTTATCCGGTGGAGCACCTGCTGCAGAACCAAAAACAGGAATGTTAGATTTCCTGCCAAAAGGTATTCCTAGTTGGGCACAAAGCAAGCCCGGTCAAGGTTGGGACGACGCTAATGCACAAGCTGCTGGTGGCGACCCTACAAACCCAATGGCTTATCTTTCTGAAGCACAGAAAACAGAACAAGGTCGTGTTGGAAAAGCTATTGGACAAGGTGTACAGACTGCTGTTCGTGAAGGAGGTCAGTTTGCTAAAGGTTCGGTTATTAATCCTATCTTAGCTGCTGGTCAGTTAGTTGCTCCTGAAGCAGTACAGAATGTACAAGAACAAATGGCTACTATGCGTCAGAACGCTGGTGGTGAAGGTTTTAGTCCTACTGAATTGATTGGTTCGATTGTAAGTCCTGTTAATAGATTGTTACCCGGTGGTGGATATGCTGGTGGTGCTGTAGGTGCAGTAATGCAGCCATTAGAAGGTAAAGACTTAACTACTTGGGATATCCTAACAGGTAAAGCAACACAAGCTGTCGGTGGTGCGTTAATGGGTCGTTTTGCAGAGAATGTTATTGCTGGTTTAACACCTAAACTCAAAGAAGGTGCAGCAGAACTTATCACTAAAGGTGTTCCAGTGTCTCCCGGTCAAGCCTACGAAGGTGCTCCCGGATGGTTGTTCCGTCAGATGGAAAGTCTTGGTCTTGGTCCTAAAGCAGATACAATCAACAAAGCATTTAATCCTGTCGTAGCTAACGAAGTATTGTCTACGATTGACCAAACAGTTCCAAAGACTGTAAAGCCCGGACAACAGTCTGTAGCTTATGCACAGAATCGTATTAGTAAGTTCTACGATGATTCCCTTGCAAAACTAGGTACAAATCTTTTTGATTCTGAGTACAAACAAGGAATGGGAGCAATCTTAAAAGCTGCTTCTCAAGATATTCCTGATGAAAAGACTCGTAAGGTGTTAGTAAATAGTCTTAATGCAAATATCGGACATCGTGTTGATAAGAACGGTATCTCTGGTGAGAAGATTAAAGACCTTCAAGAGTGGTTAAAAGGTCAAGTTACTAAGTATGACGGTGCAACAGGAATCAATGAGATTGGTTTAAAGACTGCATACTCTGATGCTTTGGCTAACTTAAATCAATTCGTAAGTCGTATTGATGTGGATGGTAATATCGCTAAGGCTGATTCTGCATGGGCTAAGCTCTACGGTTTTGCTGATGCGTCTAAGAGAGCAACTACTAAAGGTGGTGTATTTAATCCTGAGCAATTATCTCAGTCTGTTGTCGCTCAAGCACCTACAACATTAGTAGCTGGTGGCGGTAAAGCTCCGATGAATGAACTGGCACAATCTGCTGTTAATGTTCTCGGCAAACAAGAGCCAGCAACAGGTCTAGGTAAGCTGATGTTAGCGTCTAAAGTAGCTACAGGTTTTGCTACTGCATGGGCTGCACCGATGGTTGCTATTCCTATCCTTACAGCTTCTGGACTTACTTATGCTGCTGCTAAACAGTTAATGAAAGACCCAAGTGCAACTCGGATTGCTATTAAGAAAGCATTAGAAAAGAATCCGGGACTGTTCGGTACTGCAGGTTCTGATATTTATAATCAGATTACCAGCGAAGATGCTGCGGTGACACCATAATGGACCCGTTTACCCTACTAGCTGCTTTTGCTCCGTTAGCTGTAGACTTAGGCAAGTCGTTGATTGCCAAGTTTGTAGCTCCGGAGAACTTTAAACCAGCAACAATCGAGCAGTATGTCCAAGTTAAACAACTAGACCTCGATATGTTTAAGGCTTTAAACGAGGCTGGTGGCTCTAATCCATCATACTTATGGGTAGAGGCTATCATAAGGTTACAGCGTCCTCTAGTGGTCGCTATAGCACTTGGTATCTGGGCTTGGAGTCACTCTTATGGTACTCCTAGCTCTGAAGTAGATAACTTCGCTGCTATTGTAGGTTTCTACCTCTTTGGTGACAGAACAATGTTTTATGCTAAGAATGGGATGGCTAAATGAGTTTTACACTATCTGAACGCTCCAGAAT